TCATTAAAAATAGCAAGCCAGCTATGTGGGCAACACGAGGATACAAAGGAGAAGGTATTCCTAATCCTACAGAAGACTTACAAGCCGAAGAGCATGACATTGAACGGGTAGGGGCTGATCCAAAGATGATTATCACGCATCTGAACTGGGACATACCCGAAAGTCTACACAAGATTACTGAGCAGTTTGGTTTGGATGATTGTATGGAACGTATCCATGTTCAATGGCCTGGACAGGTATGGACCCGACATATCGACAAGCTACAAAAGTGGAATCCAGAAGATCCTAGTAAAGTTATGCGAATCCTTGTCCAACTCACTGATTGGCAACCCGGACAATTTTGGGAGTACGGCAACTATAATATGAAATACTGGTCAGCGGGCGATGTGACTTCTTTTGATTGGGCCAATATCCCGCACTGTACTGCTAATGCCGGACATCATCCTAGAGTCACATTTCAGATTACTGGAATTAAAACTAGTAAGACTTCTGAGTTTCTAAAAAAGTTAAGATAAATACTTGAATGAGAGCAACCGAACTACTTGCCGAATCAGCCGTTATGGAATTAGCCAAAGAACTACCCAGTTTGGCTAAGCATGACTACAACTCCATTGACAAGTTGATGCGTAAGATTGCCAAGAAGAATCATATTACTGGTAAGGCTCTACACGATCTTTTTCTTAGAAAGTATAAGAAGACTCCCGATAGTTGGATCAAGGATGTTAAGGAAGAAGAGGTTGACAGCAGCGAATTAGATATTAAGGCTGAAGTCGAGAAGTTTGCTGAATGGGCAATGCGCCGTGTTCATCTAGAAAACCCAATTAAGATTGATCTAAGCTACGATACTAAGGAAGCACAAGACAATCATCACACTGGTCGTCACACTATGGGTGATCCAACTATTTGGGTCTACGCAGCAAATCGTAATCTAGTAGATATCCTTCGCACCGTCTTCCACGAAATCGTACATTGCCGTCAGGGCGAATTGGGTATGATTCAGCCTGGGGATTCTTATCCCGGATCGCCTATAGAAGCGATGGCTGACATGTTAGCTGGTAAATATATGAAGATTTACGGCGAAAAGAATCATCACATCTATCAATAAGGTAACCAATATAGTTGAATTCTCTACGTAGTCTGTTATACTAACTAGACTATAAGGAGAATCCATGACAACTCGTACTTTTAATAATGAAGCTAAGGTAAAGCTGACCCAACTCGTAAATGAGGGTATGGCTGTAATGCAAGAGATTGAAACCCTTAACGAAGGTCTCAGTGACACGATTAAGGCAATCGCTGAGGAACTTGAAGTTAAGCCTAGCGTATTGAAGAAGGCAATTCGTGTTGCCCATAAGTCTCGTCTTGCAGAGACTAATCAGGAAAACGAAGAACTTAATACTATTTTGGAGACAGTCGGTAAGACTAGCTGATGTCGTACATTGACGCAATCTTAGAACAGAGCGCGGATAGAGTCTACGTAGTAGAGCGTACTCCCGAGGGTAAGCGGGCTTATAAGGAATATAGTACCAACTATGTTCTTTATTACGCTGATCCAAAGGGGAAACAACGTTCTATCTACGGAGACCCTGTAACTCGTTTCTCTACACGTAAACGTGCAGAATTCGAGAAGGAGCGCAGAATTCACTCTAACAAGCAATTGTTCGAGAGTGACGTTAATGTGGTCTTTAGGTGTCTTTCTGAAAACTACCTAAACGTAGAACCTCCGAACCTTCATACTTGCTTCTTCGACATTGAAGTGGACTTTGACCCAGAGCGTGGTTTCAGTCCCACAGATGATCCGTTCAATCCAGTGACTGCAATCACGTTGTACCTTGATTGGCTGGATCAACTGATCACTCTTGCAATTCCTCCGAGACACATGACGGATGAGACTGCACAAGAGTTGGTCAAAGACTTCCCGAACACGTTCTTGTTCCGAAGCGAAATCGAAATGTTCGATACGTTTTTTGATCTTATCGAGGATGCAGATGTTGTTACTGGTTGGAACTCGGAAGGGTATGACGTTCCCTACATGGTGAATCGTGTTACTCGTGTGATGAGTAAGAATGATACTCGCAGGTTCTGTCTGATGGGACAGCTTCCGAAGACTCGTACATATGAGCGTTTCGGTAAGGAAGAACAGACATATGACTTCGTTGGTCGTATTCATCTTGACTATCTACAACTCTACAAGAAGTATAACTACGAATCTCGTCACAGTTATTCACTTGACGCAATCGGTGAGTATGAATTAGGTGAGCGAAAGACTCAATACGAAGGGTCGCTGGATCAGCTATACAACAAGGACTTTAGAAAGTTCATTGAGTATAACCGTCAGGATACTATGCTCGTGTTCAAGATTCATAACAAGCTAAAGTTTCTTGACCTTGCAAATGCACTAGCACATGAGAACACTGTACTGCTTCCGACTGTTATGGGATCAGTGGCAATGATTGAAATGGCAGTCATGAACGAAGCACATGCTCGTGGATTCATCGTTCCAGACAAGAAGCGTAAAGAATCTTACGGCGAAGTCTCACAGGCTGCGGGTGCTTATGTTGCTACTCCACACAAGGGCATTCACGAATGGGTAGGAGCAGTTGACATTAACTCTCTGTATCCTTCTGCTATTCGTGCGTTGAACATGGCCCCCGAAACTATTGTAGGTCAGATTAGGCAAACGCTCACTGATCAATACATGACCGAGAAAAGCCTCTCACTAGCTAAAGACAAGCGTAAGAAGAAGAACGGTGATGATGCAGAAGCAGTCACTGGTGCTGTTCTTTGGGAAGGGTTGTTTGGTTCACTAGAGTATACTGCTGTGATGAACCAAGAGCGTGGAACTACGCTCACGATTGATTATGCTGATGGTCGTAGCGAAGAAAAATCTGCTGCTGAAATCTGGAAGATGATCTTTGATAGTCATCGTCCTTGGATCCTTTCAGCTAATGGAACCATCTTCACTTACGAGAAAGAAGGAATCATTCCAGGGCTTCTGTCTCGCTGGTACTCAGAACGTAAAGAAACTCAAAAGCTAGCCAGAGAAGCATATGGAACAGATATGTTTGAATATTACGATAAGCGTCAGCTTGTTCGTAAGATTCTGCTAAACTCTGCATACGGCGCACTTTTGAACGAACACTGCCGATTCTACGATAAGCGTATCGGTCAGTCCGTTACATTGTCTGGTCGTCAGATTGTCAAGCATATGATGAGTCAAATCAATGAAATCGTTGAAGGTACTTATCAGCATGATGGCAAAGCTATCGTTTATGGAGATACTGACTCTTGCTACTTCACTGCGTATCCTGCACTCAAGTCTCAAATTGAAAAGGGAGAGCTAGAGTGGAGCAAGGAACTATGCATTGAGTTGTATGACAACATCGCTGACCAAGCTAACGATAGCTTCCCTGCGTTCATGGAGAAGGCTTTTCACGCCCCTCGTAAGAACGGTGAAATCATCAAAGCTGGTCGTGAGTTGATCGGTGATCGTGCTATCTTTATCACTAAGAAGCGTTATGCTATCAACATCTTTGATAAGGAAGGCAAGCGTCAAGACAATGATGGTAAGCTTGGTTCTGTCAAGGCAATGGGTCTTGATCTAAAACGTGCAGACACTCCGAAGTATGTTCAAGAGTTCTTGATGCAAGTGCTTTGCATGGTCATTCAAGAAGGTAAGAACCGCGATGATGTCGTTGACAAGATTCGTGAGTTCAAGACTTGGCTCTCTACGCAAGATAGTTGGACTAAGGGAAATCCGAAGTCTGTCAACAATCTGACCAATCACACTATCAAGTTTGAGAAGACTGGCAAGTGTGCAGTTGGTCATGCTAAAGCTGCTATCAACTATAACTATCTTCGCAGAATGAACGGAGATCAGTATAGTCAGAAGATCGTTGACGGAATGAAGGTTATCGTATGTTCGCTCAAAGATAATATGTTCGGCTTTACTTCTGTCGCATATCCCACAGACGAACTTCGACTTCCGCAATGGTTCCTTGAACTACCTTTCGATGATCTAGACATGGAACGAAAGCTAGTTGATGAGAAGATCGACAATCTATTGGGTGTTCTAAACTGGAATATCCGCGTGGATACTAATACTAATAGTACTGTAAGTGATCTTTTCAGCTTTGGTTAAACTAAAGATTGACTTTCGTAAAAAAATCCACTATTATACACACTATAACTACCTAAATACTTCTAATAAAGGAAACACACAATGAAAGATTATTTGCTCGACCTAGTTGAACATACACATGCTCTCGGTATCATTGATCTGGTTAAGATCGTAGGAACCGATGAAGAAACAGAATTCGGTGCGTATTCAGACGACCAGACTGTTGTAATCTCTGGTTCGTTTAAGACTCCGATTCCAGAATTTGCAGGCACGTTTGGTATGCCTAATATATCTAAGTTAAAGACTATCATCGGCTTTGATGAATATGATGCCAATGCTAAGATCAATCTCGTCCGAGAAGATCGTGATGGTGAGAAGGATGTTCCTGTTCGTATTCACTTTGAGACTGCAACCGGCGACTTCGTTAATGACTATCGCTTGATGCT